TAACTTTGCGTTGAGTTCAGTTGCTTGGGCTTTCCATTGATTCATTTGTTGGTTGATTATTGAGATAGTCATTTGATTGTCCTTTTTGATTAAGTTGTTTACGCCTCTTGCGTACTAGTAGTATAACATTGTTTTAGAGTTATGTGCAGTTTTCTGCGCTTTTCTTCACTTTTTATCAAAATAAATTGATTAAAGGATCCTTTGAATAATTAGTTGATTGAGATGCGATCGCAGTCGATTGTGACTTTGCCAGCCTTCTCAAGGGCTTTGAGATTGGCAGAATAGTTATAGGGATATCCGCAGTATTCATTGAGATAATCAATGCTCACTGAGTCTTTTCCTTTGGGCTGATTGTTCAATAATTCAGTTAGATTGGTTATGATTATTTGTTGTCTTGCTTCGTTATTCATGGGTGCTCCTTTTGATAAGCGTATATATAGTATATGTTAGTTTATTTGTTTTTTCAAGTTTTTTTATTTTTTATTTTATTCTTGAAATAACCGTAAAGTATGTTACTACTTAGATAGCGGTATTCTATCGCTGACAAAACAAAGGACAAAATATGAAAATCACTATTGACGATATCAAAGATACTGCCGCCTTCGCGTTCTGCGTCGCGGTTTTGCTAACTTTCTTTTTCATGACATGAGGAGCCGAGATGACCAATAACAAAGACAATTACAAAGAATTCATGGAAGATTTTATCAGGGCT